TAAACCTCACCATTTTTCTGGTCTGAGGTATAATCTTGATTGATTTCAGGCATAACCTGTTGGATTGTGGTAAAATTGAAAAATGGCACGATATCTTTATGAATAGAAAGGACATGATCATCTCCTCCTACCACTGGGTATACGTTTTCAAAAAACGAACGCATACCAAAACGCTCTGGAACTGTCTTCCTATAAGCGTAATCCAAGTACCACATAGCGATGAGACAATTTACAATAATAGTTAAGAAATGACCGGAGGGAAGCGCATGTTTCCATTCATACAATTCCTTATCCAGTAAATGATAACTATTAAACAAATCATAGAAGATTCCTTCTCTGATTTTCGCATTTAATGCGCCATCAGCATACCACTGGTTTATAAACATAATCAGAGCTTGTAAGACACGTCTAACATGTTTCTTGTCGAACTTCCGCCAATCACCAGCTACCAAGTTCTTATGTTTAGAAAGTTTCCTAGCTAAATAAGTCCATTCGTCTGAGTAAACATTAACTCCTATCGCACAATGGTTATCTAATCTATTTTCTATTATCCAAATACAAAATCCCATAAAATACATTCTACAAACTATGAGATAGTGTAATGGACAACTCGAAAACATTCTAAGCTTTCCTCCCTTAACTTTTTGAATGGGGAGTAATTCGTCCTTGTCGACATCAACAAAATAGACTGGTTGATTTCGAGGAGAATGTTCATGAGTATAATCTAAAATTAAATCACCCACATCAGCACGAAGCTTAGTAGCTAATTCTGTCGTTAAATCGTACTCATCAGTATTACCAAACCATGCCGTTTTTCCTCTTGAGAACTGTGTTCTAAAAGTCGTATAAGGATATCCTGGTGACGTATTACGAGTAATTCCTTTAAAACGAGAATACTCTGGTATACCAGAAACAGCATCATCAAAAGAAAATATCCTAATATGACGATATTCTTTAGGTCTAGACACTTCAGTCAACTCTTTGAAAATGCCTCTCCATATATCTGCGGTCAAACGATCACAGATAACAGGATCGACGTCTCCATATTCACTAATAGCCTTATAACGTAAATCAACTCGAATCCCTCCTATTGACATATATCTCTTTGCGGGCATTTTTGTAGGTTTAGCATAAGTGTTATAAAGTTGAGACTTCTGTATCTTGGACGATAAAGGAGCATGAGGTGCATCAGCAATATACCCATGAAATGTAAAATTCCCTTGTATCTTTTCTGCTAAATTTTGGGCTGAAAGTTTTTTATTCTCAGCTTGAGGTAGCAAAGGTGGAATTTCATCAGGTATATCATCAACCATAATCTTTCGTAATCCATTATTAGAGTTAATGTTTGCCGTAATCTTGTCTATTGTGTCTTGAGTAACAATTATGGACAACCCAGCACCAAGAGTTTCACTCCCAGCGACATGGATCCCCAATAATTTCCCATCAGTAACACTTTGGTTAGCTATAAACAAAGGTCCACCACAATCTCCAACACGAGATTGAATTTTGTAATAAATACCTTTAGCGATATAATATTTTTCACCATAAGCATCATCATACTTAACCTCTTTCTCATATTTTCCTTTAGCAACAAATATCTTGAGGGCACCATCTTCAACCCTAGGTAACATTACTGTTAAATCAGGTTGTAAAGAGTGAGTTTTCGCGGACACGAAATAGGAAGATATATCCTTCATTTCTGCTATATTATCCATTACTCCATAAACTAAATCATTTCCTTCTGCATTTTCTACGTCTTTTAAACATGTTTGAAAATGTTGGAGTGGGACTTGAATTTGTTTTCCAGATAATTGACAAAACAGATTAATAGGTAAGTTCTTACCTAAAGAAGAATCTTTCAACCAGCTTTCAAGGAGGTATCTTAAGTGGCGTGGTGCAATAAACATTCTACCCTTCACGAACAAAATACTCGTTAGATCCCGACCAGTATATGGAGACACTATATGAAACCAATTTGATTTCATAACTGAAGCCATTATCTGCTCTGCATTTTGGTCAGCTGCTGCTTGAGCAACTAGACCAGTAACAAATACTCTGTCCTTCTTTACACCTGTCCATCGAGGTTTTTCACCGGAGACTTGCGGTTCATAATCAACTTTCTCTATCGTTGTCTTAAAGCTACTACTAACTACACTAGACGTAGTTTTGTAGGCTTTAACAACACCAGCTAAAGTTAAGCCAAGTAATACCGCATGTAAAGCATGAGGTAACCATGCATATTGTTGCGTATATTGTGTATACAATTTTCCAAAAATAGTAATACCTACTCTATCCTGTAACCAAGACAAACACTTCTTCTCAATCAATAAAACTTTTTGACGGTACTTTGCAACTTTTTGAAACAGACCATAGATATTTACATTCCTATTTGAAAAAACAGGAGGTTCTGTTGAACAAAAATATTGACTAAGATGATCAAAAAACCCATCCTCTCTCAAAGAAATGAGCCTTTTGACCCAATCATTTATATCTATAACTTCGTGTACTATTATATCATCAGTTTTAATATTGACAGAAAAACCAAATAGTTCAGTAACTAAAGTTGGACAAGATAACCACATCAGCGTTAAATTCCATCGGGCATTTGAATCAACGAATAACCAGTACATACATTGAAATTGGGTCATAGTAGCAACATCAGAATCAGCTAAGCCAACCGTCTGGAAAAAATTATTAAACATTGCTATCCACAAAACTTGTGTCTGTTCGGTAGCTTTTCCATTCAAACCAGACATCTGCCTAACCGTTTCCTGAAAACTTAACACACTATTCCAGTGAGACATTAAACCATTCTGACACTTATCAAAAAACTCCTGTCGCATAGATTTAATCAATCCATTAGGATCAGTACTATCTCGTACCCAAGAATTATAAACAGATTTATCTTCTCTATAAGCTTTAGAGTTAGCCATCAATCGAGGTATAACTGAAGGTATATCCTCACAGCTTTCATCAGCTATCTCTTCCAAGATCAAATCCGTAGGATTCTTATCATCGGAAGTTTGTAACTTAGCCTGCGGAGTAAAATCATTAATTTCTCTAGACTTTTCTCCACTAAACATAGCTTCAATAGATTGTTTATAATTAAGATGTTTTCTAGATTTTTCAAACCAACGTTCGGAACAAACATCAACAAATTCATAGAAGCTATAAATTTTATGTTGAACGTTCCCACGTGTGCCTTTTCTAACCCAAAAATCAACAAAATCTGTATTAAAAGACCCATCAGCTAAAGTTACTTCAGGATGTTGTTTATCGAGAATACGAATTAATGGGTTCTGTTCTTTATTCACCGAATATTCTTGTTTAGGTACAACATCTACATCAAAGTCAAAACGAAACCATACCGGATCATTATCTATATGTGCTTCAAATTGATAATCTAACTTATTCGTTGAAGCTACGACAATATTTGCTTTGAAAAACGTTGAACCTTTATCAGGAATGTCTGCCATGTTTAGATTATAGGGCACTGGATCTACCTCTCTCATAATCTGGACTGAATCTGGCATAGCTGCTTTATCATATGCAGCCCTAAGGATGAAAGCATCATTATGTATAAATGCTTTATGTTCATCAGGAATATAACCATCGTAATAATCCGAGCCAGGAGCTTTAAAAAACATAACCTTATCAATTTCCTCTCCTTTAACCTGAAGATCTTTAAAGATCGTCTGATTTAAGATAGAAGCTATCAACGGTTGAGTGGCTACAGTCTTCCCTACTTGTGATCTCCCACGCAAACAAATTGCGAGGGGAACCATACGTAAAGAACCACCTTTACTACCCATAAAACTATAACTCTTAGCAAGTTTATTCAAATTAGTCATCATGGTATTGACAAGGGTAAAAGACAACTTATCCATCGGAAGAGCTGTCTTTTGAGAATCTACTATTTTCTTCAACAGTAAGTTACCACGTGAAATACAAGTATTTAATAACTCGTAATTCTCGGTAGATCGTACTAGATTCCCTCGTGAT